ATAGATGCAAAAACAAAGGTACTTCAACAGCTTCTACGTGCCAAGGCGATGTCGTTGTATTGCACAGGCAAATACACCCCCATTGCCGGGCCGCTTGCGTTCAAAGTTCTTAGTCTCTTAGGACCTGGGAATTATATTTTGGACCCCACTAGACGATGGTGGATGTCGAAAATAAATGCCCTGTTCTCGGAGAATAGCAACTTTGATCGCGTAGCGATACCTTACCCCAATCGATACATTTACGAAGAAAAGTACGGCATCCCTGTTCAGGATCAGTTAGACCTGGAAGCCTTCATAGAACGTGCAGAGAGTCTGAATGATCTGCAGATTCCCTATTCCTTCATGGCTTCCCCGAATCCCAGCAACGCTCATTGGAAATGACAACTACTGACAACTACTTGTATTCTCATAGAGTATCAGTTGCTATCCCAGCCCTGACCTTCACTTCCTGCGGGACCATGGCCCGCGTTTGTGATTTATCACTCCTGTTATTTTCATTAACTTCATTCAAAGTTACTAATGACCGAACAAATTCGACAACCCAGAAAGAATCAACAACCACCCAGACGGCGTACTACAGTGCAAGGCCGTCTCCGAAATCCCCCAAACTCATTGAAACCTCTACGGCGTAACCTACCTAGCCGTACACGCCAAAAGAAGAGATCTTTAATGCGGACTATTCCTGCGCCCACCTCCGTGGGTACTTCTTTTCGGACGTATTTCAAACTTAATGGACGTAGCCTCGTCTTCTGCCAAGCTGTCCCTACTTCCTGTTATGACCTGGGCCATGCAGTCATTCCTGTCCATCCCATCTTTCTTCAAGGCCGTACGCTAGACATATGCAAGAATTTCTCCACATGGGCATTAAGAAAAGCGATCTTGCATTATGTGCCAATTGTTGGTACCGATGCCGATTTTAGCATCGCAATGACAGCCCTACCTAGGTGTCAACCATTGACCAACATAGAAGCCGGCATCTACAATGTGATTTGTGGGTGCGAAGCCCTCGTGGGCGCGGGATGGTCTGTAGCAAGCTACGCCATCTCTGACCTACCAAAGATACGGTTCCCTATGGCCCCAACCTGCAGAGACCACGTCCCTTATAACTTCTTTCTTTCCACCACTCCAACTCAGACACTCAGTGACGTAGCAGTGCTTTTTCTCGAAGTCGAGGTGGATCTTGATGATCCAGTGCAAAATACCGAAATTTGGGGATCACAGTATTCCGGTGCGATCACACTCTCAGCTCTAGGCACGCAAAACAATAGTGTCGCTACCTTCTTAACTAGCTCTTCGATCATCACTGCCTCCACTGTTCCCAGTGGTGATCTTGGCGAATTCATCAATATGATACCTACTCCAGCTCTTCTTACTGACTACCCTCAACCAGTTGTTCATAATGGCTCCGTTTTTGCCTCAGCAAGTACCAGTCAGGATCGCGGTACTTTTTCTGGACCGTCCATTTACTTCAATTAACTCAAATAAAGTGTTTGAAAAGAAAAACGTGCACGAATCAAGTGATGAGTCTTAATCTTCATTCTGGATCATACACGCATAAGAAAAACTTCATTGACACCCTTACGTCGTGCTCGAACGTGAGAACCAATGAATGGTACCTTATGTCTGACCAGTAGGCGGGCCTTGACTCCCGACCTAGAAGATCAGCCGTGGGAAATGAACGCTTCGGCGGTAACACACCCATTTCTGAAAGATAGGACAACAATCAGCCTTTTCGCATGCTCGGTTTAACCTTGTCTTCGGACTCGGCGAGGCTCCTCTCGTGCAAAGTTGAAAACAACAACTTTGTTCCGACTGTGTGTAACTCACGTTGCGTTATTCATTCTTTGTCTTCCTTTAAAGTTCAGCATGATCAGCTACGCGTACCAGATGCGGTAATTTCTGGCAGG